CGTCAATGTAAGAACTATTCGGCCAAAGTTCAAACGGTGTCATGTTAGCAGAACTCTTAATATCAATGGCCAACAATCCTTTTTCCTTTATGCTGAATGTATATGTTTGTTTTATGCAGTTGTCTATCTTGGATTGCATTGAACTATCCAAATATTTTGTGCCACTCCAAGGCTTGCAGTCCCATTGATTGAGCAACCAAGAACTAATGACGCGACCAGCACCGCAAGTAATACCTTTTCGATTGTCAATATACCCGCCCCAATAACTGGCCTTACCCGTTTCAGTGTCGTAAAAGTAGAAATCTGTAATGCCAATGAAGTGATAACCTTCGCGTATCAACCGCAAGTATTCTTCTATCAATTCTTTAGAAAGTAGATCATCTGAACCAACGCATATTACGTGCGTGTAACCGCGTTTCATTGCCTCAATGGTAGTGGCGTTCATCTTATCGGCCAACGGTTGATTGGGATGCTCTAAATAGATGAAACCAAATGATTTAGCTTGCTTTCTGCTTGTTTCTCCTTCGCTACCAGCAACTATTACATCAATGCCTAACTTTGAAGTGTGCCGTCCGAATATGTCGAATATCTCAGGACGTTGCCACATTCCCGTAACTATTACTGGTCTTATTTCTCCAATGAAAGGCGTTAACGGGTCTTTCTCAATTACCATTACGATGCGGAAATCAAGAAAGCGTTGCAATTGGCTTTCGCTGAACTCCGAAGTACTTACAATATCGCCACGCTTGAAACGTTTACCGCTTTCGGCTCTGCAATGCTTTAGAACCTTAATCAACTAATTGACAAGTAAAGTTTGGATTTCCAGACCAATAATCAACGTACTCTTGAACAGTCATACCATTAAGGTCTTCAGGACAAACAACCCTAAATAATTGACCGTTATTCAAATAGCACTCAGCACATTGATAGTTATCTTCTTTTTCGCACGAACTAAAAGCAATGACCGAAATAAATAGTAATAGTTTTCTCATGTTGTTAAAGGTTAAAGTATTCGCTTTCGCTTGGTGTTGGCGTAAATGTACCATTTTTCACCGCCCTTACAATATCCTCTTTAGGTACTCCGAATGTTGAAACGGGTAAAATAGAATGTTGGCAATTGTAACCTCCAGCCGTTACGAATATCGTTTGTGAGTTAGTATTAGGCATTGCACCCGCCCAACCATTACCCGTTCTGCAACTCGCTAACTCAGGAATGATTGACAACTCAAAAGCACCTATCTTTTCAAGTTCGCCTTTGCTTAGATAACGACCGTTCAAATTCAAGCATAGGCAACGGGTTGTTTTCATCTTACCGCCTAACCATCTGAACCATTGAAATTGATACTCTTCGCTTATAAGTTGCGTGTAAGCCCTGTCAGTTGTTGCGAATGTATCAGATACTATCTGCCGTGAATACCTTAGTAATTGCCCTTCCTTTTCAGCGTTCCCGATAACTAGATCCTGCAAAGCATCGTAAGTGTTCCCAAACCTTGCATTACTTCCAACGGCCTCAATCAACGTGCTACGTACATCGTTCAATAACATTGAATCTAAAGTGGCATTGCTTAGCACACCTTCCAATGCGGCTGCTCTGTTCAATTGATACAACTGAGCGTTGAATGTCGTTACTATCGGTTCTACTTCCAGCACTTGACCAAAGTAACTAGCTGTTACCGCTTGTTGTGCCGTGAACTCGTTATTGAAAGCTTCAACTATCTTAACGTATTCACCCGAAGTAAGGTAATCGCGTAACTCTGAAATGATGGTCGAGATACGTGTAAGGTTTGCAGCCGATTTGACAAGTTGACCGTCAACCGTATCGAGTTCGTTAAGTAGCTTTGATAGTCTATTAAGTAACCTCGGTTGATATGCTTCGATTGACTTAGCCCAATTCGCGGGAACGTTCTCAATGGCCTCTAATTTGGCGCGTGTTATTTCTGCTGCTGTTGGCATTACTTGACATCACATTTACCGTACTTGATGCACTTATCTGAGCATTGTACGGGTCTAGTTTCGCACCATTGCACTTTACCCATTAAACGGTTATCACTCTGTAAAGAACATACACGGTTATATCAGAATCACCCGCTGCTGGGTCTCCAACAGAGTTGGTAACTATAAGTGCGCTATTTTCTAAAGATTGAGTTTGTCCTGCTGTTGCACTTTGCCTTGTAAATGAAGATGTTGTTTTTGATACGGTTGAAGCTAAAAAGTTAGTGCCTATTTGACCTAATATAGCATCACCACCCAATGATAGTTGCAAAGCCGTGTTTGTAGTGTAAGCAGTAGTATTGAAATCAATACTAGCTGAAGCCGAAATAACTTCAATCAGTGTTCCAGCACCTTGCGCTGCAACTATCGTTAAAGGCGTTGAGTTCAATTGTAGAACATCAGCACTTGCAATGGTCAAAGATGCTTCTTGCAAGCACACACACCCGTTGTTTTCGTTCGCTTGCGCAACCGCATCCTCAAACACTACTTTGTTCGTATCACCGTTAGGCGTGAATACTATCCCGTAATAATCACCATCCAATGCGCTTGGAGATAACGTTGCTAGGTCATTTACATTTATATCGCTCATTTTATCCGAATTTTAGTTTTCGTCCGTCAGTTGCTGAAAGTGTTGGTAGGTCAGGTCTTACTAAACCACCTGTTCCTGTTATGCTCAATCCAAATCCTTCAGTCGTACAACCAACGTCAGGTAATGCACTGCAAGAACGTTTCTCTGTTAACTCTTGCTTGCTGAAGGTCATTGTAACAATGCCGAAATCAATATCTTCCTCCCAACTTATCGTAGGTGGCTCATCGTCCTCAGAGGCCATCAAAGTACCGTCAATATAGACGTTATCAAGCCCTATCCACAATCTAGCGAAATCATGCACATACTCAGGCGCACCGAACAACAAAGCCTTAGCCTGTCGAGTTCTCATATAGGGAACTTTTTTAAAGCCGTTCGAGTATTCGTAACCCGTCTTAGTAGTTGGATAGTTAGATGTTCTGTAAGTGCTTTCTAATCGTATCAACGGTTTGAATCCTGTTCCATCGAATCCAAAGTTGAACTGGTCACCGTTACCGCAAGCTTCAACCAATACCGTACACTTGTGGTCGTCTTTCAGATTGAACGGAACACTTTCGTAAGCTATTACGGGCGTAACGGCCTCAATGCTGAAATCAGTCAAATCAATGTCATGCACAACCCCATTGTGATTGACAACAAATCTAACCTCAATGTATCCTGTGAATGTAGTTGATAGCGTTTCGGTATATGTTCCGTCCGTTGTTCTTACTGTTCCGTTAGTTGTACCGATACGAACTTGGAAATCGTCAAGCCCTTGTAAACCTGATAACGTGTAAGTTATCTCGTATTGCGTGTTAGGGCAAAGCAAAACACGTGAACGCACCTGAGTTTGTCCAGCTGTTTTGAATTGCATTGCACCGCCTCCGATTGTTACCGCCCCTGTTATCGTTCTCCATTGATTAGCGGTTCTGAAGTCATCGCCAACAAAGCCGAACTGCGAACATTCGCAAGGGTCGTAGATAGCGAATTTGTAACACCCATCATCAAGCATCAACGAATCCCAATCGTCAACGTTGGCCGTGAAGAATCCGTTTGAGAATGTGAACATCGAATTGGGCAAAGTAGCCTCTACGTTACCATCATAATCAACCACATCAACACGTATGTCTGCATTGATTGGCTTTAACTGAATGTTGCTTATTGTGCCGCCTAACGCCTCACTGAAAAAGAAGTTTATCTCTGTCGTGCTTGATGTGTCAAATACGTAAGTATGGTAGCCATCTCTTTGCGTGTAAACATACCAACCTGTACCATTGTACACATTGAGATAACCGTTGTTAACTGTGCAATAGAAAGACAATTCAAAGTAATCGGCTGTCGTTTGCTCAAACGTTTGATGCAACCTTCCGTTAGTTGATACGGGCGAAGTTGCCACGCCTCCACTGAAAGACCATGTACCGAACTGATTCCAATTCGCACCACCGCTTCCAAAGTCTCCGTTAGTTAGGATTGTCCAAGCCGTACCGCAAGCACCATAACCGAATTGAAACGATGTAATATCAGCGCGTTCTATCTTCTGAATCCAATCTACGCAAGGCAACGTACAGTTAGCTTCTAAGCCAAATGGAATAGGTTGATATGGGATAAGTTCTAGGCTCATTTAGGCATCTCCAAAGGTACTTCTTATTTTCCAATCTGTTATCCCGTCTTCTAAGTTACGGGTTGCTTCGCGTAGGTATCCGTATATGATTCCGTTCTTATGCGTTACGGTTATCCTTCCATGTCTATTGCTCAAAAAGTCCTTCCATGTTTCGGGTTCAATCGGATAGCTGAAGGTGGTGTTGATTAGATAGTTGTCGTCAGGATTGTATGTCTTTTCTATAAAATCAAGGTCGTTAACTTGGAAAAACGAATCTTGAATAATTTCAAGTAAGTTCGTAACTCCAATAGCGACCCTATCTCCAGCATCCAAATAAACCGACCAGCTAACGTTCAGCTCATAAGCCCCGCCATCAAAAGTGGCCTGAGACCAATCGAACTCTAAAAAATCAGTAACAACAGTTGAAGGAGATGAACCGTATTTCAATAGTAAAACAGAGTAAACAAAGCTAGGTGGGGTTAATGACCTAACGCGACCAACAACCGTGTAAATTGAATTAACAGGCACAGTATATATTGTTTTTAGTTGCGTGTCATTTGCAGTATTTCCACCAACATCAGGTGGGGACTTTAATGTATCCGTAACATCACTCATATTCGTGTTAGGGTCAAATCCAAAAGGTGGTATTCTGTTTGGAAAGTGTAAAGCCGCAAACTTTGTAATAGCATTTACAGTAAATAGAGTAGGGTTATAAGCATTTGGCAATATACCCCTAGCCCCGTTCTGATTCGCGCCTAAGAATTGAAATATAGGAAACGGTACACCATCACCCCACCTTAACGCACATTCAAAGTTCGTTAATAGCTTATTGTAGTATTGTAAGTTTGAATCAGTTGGGTGTGTATAAACTACGCTAGTATTGCTTGTGTTACACGTAACCACAAATATGTCGTCTTCTTTTGAAACTGGGTCAGCCTGTCCACCGCTTGCAATAGGTAGACTTTGCATGATGATATTAGGGTCTGTAATCAGCGTTGTCATTTCAAGGTCAAGCACGCTTTTGTTATTGCATTGACCACCTAAATGATATTCTTCTTGTGAAAATCCTAAAAATGTAATGTTCGGATAGTAATTGAAATCTTCTTCTTCATCTACCTGTGAACCGAATTTAACCTTTTGGTAGAAACTTTCTTCATCACTCGTCTGCTCTATTGTGTCAGGGTTTTCAATTGTAATCGTATTCGAGTTCTGTTGAAACCACGAATCAGGTTCAACCCTGAAAACACCGTTAACAACGTTAAAAGTAAGGTTGTATTGACTAGCCCAATCCGAGTGCAACTCTTCAAATGAAATGTAAGGATATAGCGCGTTCGTGTTTCCGTTCCTTAGTTCATTTGCAGTTATCAAAACTGGCGTTAATAGTGTCGGCTCTGAGTCGTCAGGAAATAAGAAATCACTTTCAAATTCAAGTAACCCATCTGTCATAAATGCAATTAGAAACTTGTAAGCATCATAAACCCTTACGCCTTCTCTTCCAGTAACGTCTGGGTCAGCTATTGCGCTTGCCTCAAATACTAAATCTGTTTGTACCGTTGTGTAAGCGGTTATATCAACATCGTTCTTTGAACGCGGCACATTAAGATAGGCTTTTATACCCATGTTGTTGTCAATCAAACTAAGGAATCCAGCATCAACAACCTCTAATGTAACTTCGCAAATATCAGGTCTCCAAGTGGCCTCGTTAAGAAATAGATTAGCATCGTATGTGTTACCGCATCCATCACCTATGACAACGGGTATTATTGCACAACCTTCATTGACGTATTTACTTCTTAAATAGCTGTAATCTGCACCGTAGAACGTTAATTCACCATTCCACTCTTCCAAGTAACCGCGCATATCGGGTGAATAATATACACGGTGTTTAAGGTCGCGTAATCCTTGCGGCTCTTGTTGTATTGCAAATTCAGTTGATGTAATACTAAGCACGATAACCGCCTCTTTTTTGGTTCTTTACTTTCAATTCTTTTGCAAGGTAGTGAAATCCTTGTTGCTGCGATTGCCTCAGTCTATCCAATCCATGTAATATGTTATGGTCTTTCAAATTTGCCGTAATACCGTTCAATTCAGCACTTCTACCAATATCTGCAAATCCTTTGAATAGGCTTTCATCTATCATAGGTTTAACGTATTTGGTCATAATCAAATCTTCAAAGTTTCCCCTACGAATAGCCCAAAGTTCAGCGTTATATTGCTTTGTTTCGGCTGCTGTCATTACGCTTTCGCCCTTTGATAGTTTGGCGTGTATGCTATCGCTTGTCTCTGTTCCCGCACCTTTCAATCCGATAACACCTTCCGCAAACGCTGGTAGTGGTGTTGATGCAATCGTAGCTATTTGTGCCGCGCCCGAAGCTGCCGCAATAGCCGCCATAATTGGCCCTAATGGAAGAAACGGTTGTGTGTTCAATGCAGTAACAACGGCCGCAGCCGTGTTGATAATAGCGCCAAATAAAGCTGCCGATTTTTGTTGTGCTGCCGCCTTTCTTTGTAGTTGCCTTTTTCTTTCTTCGTATTGTTCCCGCGTAATTTCCTCAGATGCTAATTGTTCATTCAAAAGAGATAATTCAAGCTGATTCTGAGCTTGTTGCATTTGACTCAATTGAGAATAGAAATCACTCCATAATTGAAGCGCGTCTTCCAACTCTTGACCAAGATCAGCAAATGTTACCTTGTCATCATCTTCAACATCTTTAGATGTGACTCCTGGAAACCCTTTAGATGGATCAATGTTCTCATCCCCTGTTAATTGTAGGCTTTTTATTTGCGCCTCTTCTTTAGCCTTCTTCAGTGCTGCGCTTGCCTTTTCTACCGATTTCGTGAAGTCATCTATTCCCTTTGTTTCAATGTCCTCATATTTATCAAAAGCACCATCTAATACCGCAAGCCGATAAGCTAACTCTTCATTTGCATCATTCAGTTCCTCGGTCTTATTGAACATCTTTTCAATAAGGTCAAACCATTGCTGAGAACCTATTTCAACATTTTTAAAATCTTCTTGAAGCTTTTTCAATTCTTCTTGAAGCTGAGCAATAGACCTAACATACACATTAACAGCATCAGCAGCCCCGCCTGATTCACTTAGCGATTCATTAAATTGTTCTTGTGTTTTTACAGTAGCATCCAACTCGGCTTGATACCTAGCTAAAAGCAATTGAGCAGCGCGTAGATTGACATCTGTTACGTATGGGTCTTTTATTATATCCTTTTGCTCTTGAATCTTTTTGTTTAAGTTGTCAATGTTATCTGAAATCTTTGCCGAAAACGAAGCATTTAAAGCGTCTTCATTCGCCCCTAATGCCATGTTTACTTCCTTGAGTATGTTTATTTGCTTCATTGTTAAAGCGTTTCTTTTACCGCTTTCTGCATTTGAAGCAATATCTTGCTCAAGTCTATCTTTATCGCTTGCAAAAACCTTTTGAGTAAGGTTTACGTATTGAGTCATCAACTCAACAAACGTTCTTAAATAGCCGTTACTTCCAGCTATCTGTATCATTAAACCTTCCCATGCAGAAGATAATTTTGTAACTGCTCCAGTGAAGTTGTCCTCCATTGTTTCAGCCATTTTCAGCGCAGAACCTTGTGCATTGTCATACTCCCCAGCAAGAGTTCTAATATCTTCAGCCCCGTTTATCAAGGTCAAAAATGCAGCCTTACTACGTTCATCAGTTAGTTCGGTTGCTGCTGTTAAATCTATGTTGGCGTTCTTTAAATCTGATAATGCCCTAAATAAATCTTCAGAACCTTTTACAGAATACCCAAGCTGTTTTGACAAATCACTGTTTTCGTCAGCTAGTTTAGACAATAAGTTCTTTAGACCCGTTCCAGCTATTGACCCACGCAAACCCGAATCTGCCAATTTTGACAATAATGCAACTGTTGTTTCTAAGTCTATGTTTGCTACTCTAGCAATAGGCGCAACGTACTTCATTGCCTCTTCAAAGTTGCTTACGTTCAATGCTGACTTTGTAAAACTCAAAGCCATTACATCAACAACTCGAATAGTTTCTTCAGCATCAAGACCGAATGACCTAATAACTTGACCAGCTACATTTGCCGCAGTTGCTAGGTCAGTTCCAGCTGCCGACGCTAAAGCCAAAGTCGCTTCGGATGCGGCAATTATTTCATCAGTTGTAAATCCTAGTTTAGCAAACTCCTCTTGAAGCTGACCTACTTGTGTTGCAGTAAACTTAGTAGAAGATCCTAATTGTTTTGCAGATGCTTGTAGCTGCTGAAACTCTTTATTGGTAGCGTTTGTTAATGCTTTTACAATTGACATCTGCTTTTCAAATTCAGCAGCAGCACTTACTCCATTTTTGATTGCAGCAATAAAAGTATAAACAGCACCAACTAAACCAAATGCTGAAAGTATTTGAGTGCCAAGATTCTTAAATGATTTGCCTAAGTTGTTGGCGGAATTACCAACTTCGTTCATAGACTTTTTACCGTCAGAGCCAGTTTTATTAAAATCCTTACCTAACTGTCTGGTCTCGTTCTGTAACTTATCTAGCCCCTTTACGGCCTGATCTACTTGAAGTCTGTACTCCGCTACTACTTGTTCTGCCATCTTGCTTGCGCCTTTCGAGTTCTTGGTTCACAAAGTTAACCAATTTCGTAAGGATTTCGGTACGGCTTAAAGCGTAGCAGATTGAAGCACCGCCTAATCTATTCTCAAGGAATAGCGTTAGATTCATTCGGTCTTTGTCGATTCTCTTTCGCTTATCTGCGAGCGTATCAAATCCAACCTTTGCTTTTGCTTTCTTAGAACGCTTTGAAATACGGCCAAGCTGTCTCTCAAATGTTGTCCAGAAGTCTTGAACGGATTTAACATTTTTATCAAAGTCGGATGAGACAAAAAAAAAGAACCCTTTTCAATTTGGTTATATATCCAGTTGCACTTATCCTGATGGATTGAAGCGGTTACAACGTTCATATCTTCGTCCTCACGCACGTAATTGTATGCAATGATACTAATCATAGTGTCAAGGTTCAACACGGTCTTAGGTAGCTCTTTTAGGTCGTGAACGATAACCCCAGCATTGACCTTATCGTCCTTTGCTAAACACTCCGTTAGCGTTTCCATTGCCTCTTGAAACATTTGACCGCTTAGACCACTTGCAAGGTATTGTAAAGATGTTTGTTGACCCGCTAACCGCGAAAGTGGCATATCTTCGGCGTCTCGAAACGTGTACCATTTGCGACCGTAATCGTCTTTGAACGCGAATTGCAGCTTACCTTTTGAAAGTTTGGCTTTGCGCTTGTCCTCCAATCGTTGCATCGGAAGGATTGAAAGTAATAGGTTGTCTAGTAGGGTCATTCTAATTTCTCTGCTCTGATGTTAAGTAGTTTCAACTGGTCGGGTTCATGCGACAACTCACACTCATAAACGTCAATGTATGAACCGTTGCAACTGATAGTGTATGTGGTTGTTCCTCCGTAGAATTGACGAACTGAAACAACTATGTTTTCGTGTTGTTCGTTGTCGGTCTTTAGGAATACTGATTCCCCTAGTTTGAAACCCATTTATTCAGTAGCGTGTTAAAGTAAGCAACGGCCAATATGACAACAGGCCATTCAATCAATGAACCGTTAAAATGAAAATGCAATGCAGTTCCCCAAATTGAAGCCATGCACGTAGGACAATAGAACAACGGTTTCATTAGGTACGTTTGCCACTTCTTAGCGTTCAGATAAACGTTCTCAGGCGCATCGTAGAACGTGTATATTAATTCCATAATAGCCAAGTGCGCTCCTACTGAAACGATTGAAATGAATATGACGTGAGGGATTAGCATACCGTTACCGTTTCATTTGTTCCTGTTAGTATTGCTCCCTCATTGTCCTTGCTCAAAACAAAGCGAATAGATACACAACTACGAACGGTTGATGATAGCGTCCAAGCAACGTCTGAAGTAACCTTATACACCACTCCATGAATGAACGCTGGTAGGTCTTCAGCAAGTATCGTCAACGTTCCTCCGCTTGCTGTTCCTGTTGCTTTCGATACACTACCGTCAACGGTTGAAACGAAAGTAAGGTTAACAGTGCCATTCGGAAATTGACCGAAAGTAACGTCTTCAAAGCAAAGGTTCATATCCTTTGTAGCAGTGCAGCCTGTGCAAGTGTAGCAACTCATATTTCTGTTTTATGTTCCTTTACGTGTGCCTGTATTAGCCCCGTGAATACCCAAAGGTACTGATAGAAGTTTGACCATTGGTTCATCACAACAAAGATACAAAGGTAGTTCATTCATTCCGTGAACCTTGTCTTCTACCTTGTTGCACTTTTTACATTTGTAGGTGTAGGTCATTTGTCCATTCGCTTAACAACCACCTCAAGTTGGTTCGATGTAACGTCTTGTTTGATTTCCTGTTTGTCAGCCCAACCGAATCTGTTCTTCATGTTCATGTACCAACCAGTGTAATTGAACTCTTTGTTTTCAAGACCTTTTCGCCCCTTTCTATTCCACCAAGCCTCAGAAATAAGCTTCCCCATTTTTATGGTTTCCGAAAATTGCGGTTCTTCAATCAACCATCGTTCCCAAAGGTCGTTTGAAAATGAGCCTTTTCGTTCGTATATCAAAGCTTTTATTTCGACATCAGAAGCTCCTTCTTTGTATAGTTCCAGTATATCATTATACCAACCATCCCAAAGTTCTGATTCTACTTTCTGTTTAGGTCTGCTCAAAATATCTGTTTGGTTTTCATCCAATCTTTGACCTCTCTTGTATCGGCTGCATATCTGAAAGCATCCAAGAAATCCGCCTTTTGGCCTATCTTCTTTCTGTTCTGTTTGATTATCTTCTCGTCTGCATCTACTTCAACCAGTCGAAGGTCAGCGTCCAAATTTACGCAATTTACATCAATACGCACATCTTCAGCGTGTGCCAAAAGGAAATTACAATCGCTTCGGCTGTTATTGTGTCTAGGGTTTGGCTTTACTTGTATCTGTCTATCGTTAAGCCTCAATAAGCGTTTAAGCATCTGATAGTTTGATTCAAGGCTTGCAGATTGCATATTACGTGCATTTCCATTGTAGTCTCCGCAAATGATGAAGTTATGCAGCCACGGTGCATATTTAGCTTTTATCTGAGATACGGCCTCTGGTAAGCTACCTCCCTCAATTGACATCTCATCGAATACATGGAAGTGAAACCCTGTTTTATCCCTCCAAATATGGCAGAATATGAACGCGAACGGGTCAAGGTTAAAGTCCATTGAAAGTAGCACCGTTCTTTGTTGTTGGAATTGACACGGCTTAAAATGCCTGTCTTTGTTGTATTGAGTAGCGAAAGCACGTTCTACTTTCTTTGAACCCCATTCACCCATTACCTCAACCGAATATCGGTCAAAGTCTCGTTCTCTCATTTCATCCCTAGATTCGATATACTTTTGATCTAGGTTTTCAAGATTTACAAGATAGGTCGTATGCAGATAGAATGTGTCATCACGTTCGGGTTCGTGCCACTTTTGTCTTATCCAATGGTCGGGTTCAATGTTCGTGTTATACGTTAACCGTATTTGACATTTCGCGTTCTTCTTACGTACCGAACCGTCTATCTTTTCAAAGTCTATTTCGCTTATTTCCTCCGCCTCTTCAATCCAAACTTTAGTAGGGTCTGTTATTGACTTGAATCGTGCAGTTTCCTTTGTGTTTGATTTTTTGAGTCCTCTTGAAATAATTGAGTTTCCCGTAGCTGGACAATAGAACTCCATTCGGCTTTCGTTTATCTCTATTCTATCTGCAAGTCCAGCACTTTCGATTACGGCTTTGATTTCAGCGAATTGAGAATGTCGTATTGTATCCTGTACCTCACGAACTAGAACCCCTTTGAAATACTCATGTTTAAGAATATCAAGAACAAATCCTATTGCCTCTTGGCGCGATTTACCTGAGCCTCTTCCTCCAAAACTATGTACGTAACGTTTATCTGTAGTTAGACACTCCCAAAATACCTCATTTACGGTTAGTTTCATTCAACGTGCTTCCATGTTCTTCTAAGTACAATGCCTTTTATTGTGGCTGGTGCAACTCCATACTCTTCAGCTAGCATTTTACGGGTACAAATGTTTGGTTTAAATCGTTTGCGTATTTCTCGAACCTCAGATTCAGTCAATATACTTGTTCCAACTTCAGAACCTCTTTTATAGATTTGAAGTTTGTTTTCATCCCTGTGTAATGAATTTTCCTCATTGGTACACCATTCAAGATTTTCAGCCCGATTATCATTTTTAATCCCGTTCAGGTGATTTACCTGTGGCTTATTATAAGTGTTTTCAATCCAAGTTTGAGCAACTATTCTATGTACTTTAACCGTACAATATTTGCCGTTGTCGTCAATTAAAACAGTCCTAAGATAGCCCTTATTGTCTAAGGCTGGTTTCATTATCCGTGTTTGTCCAGACCTCTTCCAGTTGAATGTTTTAATATGCCCTGTATTTGAACATTCGTAAAGACTGTAATTAGGTATTTTTTTCCATTCTTCCATTATGTAAAGATAGTTATTAATTTACCTACACACAATACCCATGCAAAAAGCCCCGAATTAACGAGGCTTGATCTGCTACTGCGCCATTCGTCTCACGGTAGCGTTTGATTGTTGGGGTGTTGGTCAACGGTAAGCCCCTCCACCGTTGTTTGTCTATTGTCTTCAATCTTTTCAAGTTCGTAGCCAAGTAGCCACATTGCAAGCGTAAGTAGTTTGATCTTCATTTCTCTGTGAATTGATTACACCCTCCGTTAGCTTTAACCTTGAACATTCCAACCATGCACAATCCATCTAGGTTAAATGAGCATTGCTTACACGCTTTGTTAAACGGTCTTAGGCTGTCCGTGTACCTCTGTTGCGTCTTGGCTATGCGTTGCCGTGAAGATTGCAGTTTTGGTCTACTACATGGCATCCATACATTCTCGCCTATTTCGTGCTCAGATCGGAAGAGCAAACGCCG